AACGCAAAACGCAAGGTTTGTTGCTTTAAACTACATAAGCATTCTGATAAACTTGTAGGTATCATAGGTCTTTTTCTATCTGGTAAATAAATAGTAGCAACTCTATCTGAAAATGACTCCCATAAATTTAACACATCCATCCATATTGAAACATTTGAAATATAAATACTTATTTTTTTATAACCTTCTTCTGTTTCTTTAATACTTAACGCATCGTCATAATCAGCAGTATGTGTAGAATCTATAGTAAATATGTTATGTGTATCTACTCTATTTTCAATACTGGTATGTTTTTTCATAATTAAATAAATTAAATCCTCTTCTGATTTTTCCTTTAATACCTTTGCTGTATTTCTAGAAAATTTTTGAATAGAAGCATTTAAACTTTTACAATACAATTGATATTCATAAAAGTTTTCTAATTTATCTACATCACCAATATTATTTAACAAGCTTCCATGAGGATGTTGACTGTTCCAATTTTCAAAATTAAAAGTTACATATTTATTTTCCATTTTTTTTGAAAACCCCATATTCTTTATTTCATAAGGTATTAAAAAGGTAGGTAATCTAACATCATCTGGAATACAACGATACAAAAATTTATTCTTTTTTTTTCCATATGTTTTATTTTTATCTAATACTAATACACCAGGTATCGATTTGAAATTTCTCGTAGTAGAATGAATTATGTTAATACCATTATCATCATTAAATACATCATCACTGAATAACTTTTCTTTCATTGGGTCTATATCATAATCTACATCATCAAATGTTACATCTTTAAATATTTTCCAGGTTTCATATCTATTTTCAATATATATTTTATAATTTGGCATTTTGTCTTATTATAAAATACACTATCTATTTTTATTCAATTTTATTTTTAAATATCTAATTCTCCTTTATCACTTATAACATTCAAATATTGTTTTTTTCCAAAGGTATTGAATAAGACAAAGGATAAATATTTTTCATTTATAATAACAATATAAATAATAATTATATTGTATATTATAATGCGTGTAAGTTCCAATACCTTATCGCCCGGGGATGATTTTTACCAGTATGTTAACAACGCATGGCTAAGCAGTCCTGTTAACCAAATTCCTCCTGATTATTCATCTTGGGGTGGATTTACAAAATTATATGATGATGGTCTTAATAATCAAATAGATATTGTAAAAAGTTTAGAAAATAGCTGTACCTCTGAAGAAGAATCAAAAATTTATGCTATTTGGAAAGCATCTGAAAATAGATTTAATTCGTGGAAAGAAGGAACCTGTAATTGCGGTCCGATAATCAATGAATTTAATATTTTAGATAAGCATTTTTCTGATTTTATTAACAAAGAAAATAGCTATATTTCATGTGTGGCTAATTATTTTTATTATACACAAATAAATGGTATTGGAAATATAATGGATTTCGATACTGGAAGTGATCTAAAAAATGTAAACAATGTTGTTTTAGATTTTTCTGTAGGAGGTTTATCTCTTCCTTCAAGAGAATATTACAAATCCCCAGATTTTTCCGATAAAATGACTTTGTTTGAAGATCATTTAAATAATATAAAACAAATTTTAGAAAAATTTACTACTATTGATTCAGATTTTGTAAATAATATCTTAGAATTTGAAAATAAAATTGCTGATTTTGCTATGACTCCAGATCAAAGTAGAGAATATGACCAATATTATACAAATACTACCATTCATGATTTTTCTAAGGAAATTAATAATTTAAATAGTTTACCAAGAAAACAAGAAAATTATAATGAAGAAGAGCAAGATTTTAAATTAAATGATGAATCAGTTCAAATTATAGATGATTTATGGACTGAAATATGTTTTCTTTTTAAATTTGAAAAAACATTAACTGAAAATTTTGAGAAAAATTTTGCGGATAAAGAGAATCCTCCAAATAAGCATCAAATTACAGTATTTGATGGTGATGCTATTAGAAGATGTATGAGTTTAATCATAGATAAAAATAATTATAACCAATACAAATCATATATGCAATATCAAATTATTAAAAGTTTTCAAGGGTTTTGTACAAAAGAATTAGATGATGAATTTTTCGATTTTTATTCTAGAAAATTAGGTGGACAACAAGAACAAAAACCTGAAATTAAAAGATCTATTGGAATTGTTAATTCATATGCCGGAGAAATGATGGGTAAATTATTTGTTAAAGAATATTTTCCTGAACAATCAAAACAAAACATGCAGAAATTAGTTGATAATGTTTTAAATATAATGAATAAATCTTTAAAAAATAATGATTGGTTAACAGATGAAACAAAATCCAAAGGAATAAATAAATTAACTACATTTACTAGTAAAATTGGATATCCTGATGTATGGAAAGACTATAGTGATTTTGATATTCAGGTAGGTGATTCATTATATGAAATTTCCAAAAAAGCTAAAAAGTGGAGTTTAAGAGTAAACTTTTTTGAAAAAATAAATTCTGTATTAGATCGCAAAGAATGGAGAATGACGCCTCAGACAGTTAACGCATATTTTATGCCAACCCAAAATGAAATTGTTTTTCCTGCTGCTATACTACAACCACCTTTTTTCCATAGCTCAAAAGAATCAATCGATTTTAATATTGAAGATGAATTATCACTTGTAGAAAATTTAGATGTGACCACACCTACTAATTATGGTGGAATTGGTGCTGTAATTGCGCATGAAATTACTCATGGATATGATGATAAAGGAAAAAAATTTGATGCCGATGGTAATTTAAATGACTGGTGGTGTGAAGAAGATGGAGAATTATTTAAAAAGAAAACAGATATTATGGTAAATTCAGTATCTCGATATGTTTACAAAGACGAAGAAGATGGAAAAGAACACAAAATGAATGCGGAATTAACAATGGGCGAAAATCTAGCAGATATAGGGGGGTTAAGTTTATCTATGAAAGCATTACTTGAACATTTATCTAATAAAAACGCAGATGAAATAACTGTAAGGGCGTCATTAAGAGTATTCTTTAAATCATGGGCAAATGTTTGGAAACAAAACATAAACAAAGATAAACGCGTTATGTTATTAAATACTGATCCTCACGCACCTACTGATTTCAGAGGCAATCTTGTACAACATATAGATAAATTTTATGATGTATTTAATATTACTGAAACCGATAATATGTATTTAAAACCGGAAGATAGAATGAAAATGTGGTAATTTAATATTTTTTAGTTATTATAAATAATATTAAATATTTTTTTCATTTTCTTTTTTTTCATTTTTTTTCATTTTTTTCATTTTTTTATTTTTCTTTTCTTTCTTCTCATTTTTTACTTCTTTCATTTCTTTTTTTGAAGATTTGTCATCTTTATATATTTTATTTTGTGTTTTTTTCTTAATATTTTGTCTTTGCATTAAAGACATGATATATTCTGGTAAAATAGTCAATTGATTCATGTATGTTTTATATTTAAAAGCTAATACAACAGAATTATTAAATTGAATACTATACCACCAATAAGCTGGAATAAATAATAATTGACCTTTCTTTAAAGTAATAGAAACTTTTGATATAGATTTCATTTTCATTTCATCTTCTTTTAAATAAGGATTGATAGATGAAATGTATTCAAAATTATAATAATCTTTATATAATTCCATATTTTTCGTATTGATAGGTGGACTTAATGTCACATTTATATTTCCATCTGAAGCGTATAAAAAATGTCTAAAATTTAAATCGTATTTAAATTTTGTAGAAGTATCAGATCCTCCTAATAATAAATCATATTTTGTTTCTGAACTCATTGGTGGTTTTAATATTACATCATTATACTCTAGTTCATGTGTTAAATTACTTTTATCTATAAAGTTGCTATTACTTTCTGAATAATATTTATTATCATTTTCAAATAAATTTTTTAATAAATCTATAGTTACAACCGTATTTTTATCAACTAAATCATTATTCATATTGTTTTTTCTTACATTTATTTCATAATTATTATAATTTTTATGAATGTTATCTATTGTAAATATTGTATCTAAATTTTGTCTATTATAATTCATAACTACTGGTTGTCGTAAATTTAATATTTCTTCTAAATTATTTTTATTCGTTATATCGTGTTCATATATTTCTAAATCATTACTTACTTTCAAATGATAAAATATATGTAAATATATCAATAATACAATCATAAAAACTAAAATATTTATTAACATTATTATTGAATTGATATAAATATTTTATTATTTGTACTTATTATAATGATTTTTTCAGCAATTGCCTATGTTACTATATCTTGTTTATCGGTATTTGGTAGTTTTGAATTAATAAGAAAATGCAAAACAAAAGACAACGAAGATATGGTAGATATCAATAATTTAACTATAAAAGATGTGACAAAAATAGAAAAAATTATTGATTTATCATTTAATAATTTAAAAAAAACATCTTCAAATCATGATATACTAGAAGATGTCGATGTTCTAGACCCAGTAGGAGAGCAAGATACATCTAATCATCCATTTTTATTTTCGTATTTACCATATATTTACTCTAATAATAATAGACCTGGAATATTTTTTTAATTATCATCTATTTTTGGTGCTAAATAGAATTTAACATAACTATTTTCAGATTCTTCCAATTCATAATGAACAACCATGGGCATAGAGTCTCTAAACATGATATTTACTTTAGAATTTATTTTTGAAAATGAACAAAAGTCAGAAATATATTTAATACTATATGATAATTTTAAACTATCTACATTCTTAATTTCACATTTATTTAAATTATTATTTTTAGAATCTTTTAATACAATTCGTATCTTGCCGTTATCACCATTACCCTTTAATGATAATTCTTCACTATTATAATCTAAATCTACAACATCATTAAATATCTCTAATTGTGATACCATAGTTGTAAACGATTTTGTGTTGATATTTATAAAAATATCATAATCTACTTCAGGAACTTGTAGTAATTCAGAATCAATATCCATTAACGGAACACAAAATTCCTTAGAAAATTCATTTTCTACCGGCTGTAAATTTTTAAAACAAATATCCAATTTATCACTTTCATCTGTATATTCCAAAATAATTATCTGGTTTTCTTGCTTTGTATTAAAAATTTTATACAAAATAATGGCATTTACGCCGACAAAACATTGTTTATCGCATGTGTAATCTTCAAACCAATCTTTTTTCAAAACTATTTCAAACATAGAACAGTGTCCGGAATCCATTCCTTGAATATACAACTCTTCTTCCTTAAAATAAATATTTACATCTACCGTAAATCTATTTAAATTTTGAAAGATGGCTGTAAAAATCTGTGCCTTTTTCTTATTTCCAATAATTAGTTTCATCTTTTATTAAATATTAATATTAACTAATATTTAATTCAATTTTTATTTTTATTAATTTCATTTATGCTTCATTAATTGTTTCTTCTTCTTTTGATTCACTATTATCTGAACTAACAGAATTTAACATCTTTAGTTTTTTAATTAATTCATCATTAACTACAACTGATACTTCTTCTTTTATAGCATTTTGTGTAACTTCTTGTACAATTTCGTTCTCTTCAATTTGTAGTTCTATATTCTCACTATTTTCTTTTTTTTTTTCATCTTCTTTAATATTTTCTTCTAAAACTACACCTGTTTCTTCTAATACTTTTTCCATAGCTGAAATTTCAATATCTTCACTTTTAGTAATTTCCTTTTCCATTTGCTTTATTAAATCAGATTTATTTGATCGAAATTCATTACTAATTTCAATAATAGTTTTATCAAGTAAAATGGTTGAATTTTGAATATTTAATACTAAATCTTTTAGATCACCAACTTGATCAGTTAATATACCTACATCATCCCCAACATTACCCATAATTTTATTAAATTCTTCTTTTTCTACATTATTTGTATTATTTGTATTAGAAATATTAACAGAATCTAATTTATTTTCTAGTGCTGTCATTGAAGACGCAAAATTATTTAATCTAGTAATAACATTTTCTGAAATATTATTTTCTAAGCCTGAAATTTGTTGTTCTACATCTATTAATTTTCTATCTAATTCACCAAATCTTTGGGGGAATAAATTAATATCAATATTGCCGTTAATATCTAACATAGACTCAGATGGAGTGTTAAATTTATTTTCTATTGATGATAATCTTTTGTCTAATTGCATTAAAATTTGAGGAACTGTTAAGGTTGGAACATTTAAATTATTTGTAGTTATTTTTGAATTAGATGATTCTCGTGTTGTATAACTATTAGTTGATTGTTGACTAACTCCTCTTCTTCTTCTTGCTGCTGCGTTTGAACTTGCACCACTCATTTAAAATCATAACATAAAATTTTATATTATGATTTACGCAAATTGTCCTAAAATTATTTAAGCAACCATTTTCATTTTAATAGGGTCATGATGTTTATAATCTAATATTTCAAAGTCATCGACTGTATAATCATTTATATTTTCTCGTTTATTTTTGATATTAACTGTAGGAAATTCATATGGCTCTCTATGTATTTGTTCTTTCATATTTTCCAAATGTTCTTTGTATATATGCGCATTTCCTAAATAATAAACAAATTCATATGGTTTTAAATCACAGTGTTTTGCAATTAAATGAGTTAAAAAACTATAACTAGCAATATTAAATGGACTCCCCAAAGGACAATCCACCGATCTTTGATACATACTACATGATAACTTATCATCATCAACAACATTAAATTGAAATAAAATATGACAAGGTGGTAAAGCCATCTCATCTAATTGACATGGATTCCATGCTGATATAATCATTCTTCTGGATGTTCTTTTTTTTGGATCTTTTAAACAATCAATTACTTCCTGCAATTGATCAATACCTTTATTAGTATAATCATTATCGCAAGAACTATATGTCTCATTAAAATGCCTCCATTGATAACCATAAATAGGTCCCAAGTCTCCTTCTTTATAATGTTCTAAATCTCTTGATTTCATAAAATCTTTGGTTGAATTTCCGTCCCATATATGAACATTCTGTTTATTTAAAATTTTATTGTCTGTATCTCCTTTAATAAACCATAATAATTCTTTTAAACATGTCTTCCATGCTGTTTTTTTTGTGGTTAATATTGGAATTTTACCATTTTCTAAAGAAAAATGCATAGCACTTCCAAAAACACATTTGGTTATACCATTTCGTCCGTTCTCAAAATGTCCATTATCCAATATGTCTTGTAGTAAATTTAAATATTGATATTCTTCGTGTTGTTTATTTTTAGTAGTAAAACACATAAAAGTATCATGTTTTTTACGATCTTTATACTTATTCAAGTCTACAATATTTCTCAACATTTTTATTATTCTAATAATTTATTTTTAATTCATTTAGCATTAATTAATTATACTATATTTAATTTTAATTTCTCTTAATAAATCATATATGGACAATCTTGAAGAAAGTGCAAAAACATCATTATCAAAAAATAGTTTTTTTCAACATGTATTTAAATTCGATGATGACTCAAAAAGCGAATTATTAAATATTGGACAATACAGTATTTTATCTATTATACCAATTGTATTTTTAAATAAATCTATCCAAAAATTTTTCCCAGAAGTAGATGATGAAGCTTCTACTTTAGAACTTTTAGCAGAAATTATTGGACAAATATTAATTATGTTTACTGGTATTTTCTTTATACATAGACTTGTTACATTTGTTCCAACATACAGTAAAACTAATTATGAACAATTTAATGTTACTAATATTGTAATCGCATTCTTAGTGATTGTTTTAAGTTTACAAACAAGATTAGGTGAAAAAGTTAACATATTAATAGATAGATTATTGGACTACATAGATGGTAACAAAAATGTAAGGGAAGAAGCCGAAAAAAATAAAAAAGTAGTAACATCCGGTAATGTTAACTTAACTGCTAATCCTATGGCACAGGCTGGATATGTAAATTCTAATTATCAATCTCCAAATCCGGTTGGACAAACAGGAGGTATGCCAACACAAGTTCAACCATCACATAATTTTGATGGCATGTATGCTGGTCCTAATACTCCTTTAGTTGGCGCAGCAACACCAGGTCCTGTTCAAGAAGCCTTTGAACCTATGGCAGCCAATGCTGCTTTAGGGGGCGGAGGTTTTGGTGGAACGCCATTTTAAATTATAAATAAATATATTAAACACATTGTCTATAATATATTTATAATGGAAATCAGAGAGGGTAAAACAGGTAAAGGTTTATTCACAACTAAAACCTATAATAAAGGCAATATTGTTCACACTTTAAGTGGTGAAATTTTTGAGCATCCGACTAGAGAATCTATACATATTGGTAATAATAAACATATTTACGACGAATATGGTATATTTATGAATCATTCATTTACACCAAATATAGTTATAGATAATTATTCAATGGTCGCATTATCTGATATAAAAGCTAATGACGAATTAACATTCAACTATAATGATACTGAAATTAATATGGCTAATCCATTTACCATTGATGATATATTAGTTAGCGGAAAAAAAAATCAATAATATTTACTATCTATATAATAATAATTAATAATATTTTATTATTATATGAAATTAGTATCAATGATGGCTATTTGTATAGATATTGCTATGAAAATGGAAAACAATATATTAAAAACTTTATTTGTCGATTACGCAAAATCTAAACTATCAAAAAAGCAAATGTTTTTTTTGTATATTAAAATACATGCTATGGATACTAATACCGAAATATATAATATAATGAATAAATGGATTATAAATAATTCTAATGAAATTATTAAACAATTATTAAACATTTATTGAATTATATTTTTTATTATTTATTGGACTCATTTCATTTACCGGTTTAATTTCTTCATATTCATGTGTTGTGATTGTATATTTTATTTTCAAATAATAAATAATACAAATAAAAATGGTTGATGAGGATTTTTCAACTAATATAGGTAAAAAAAATTTTTGCTTCCCCATATACATATATACTAAAATACAACTTAGTAATGATAATAAATTTAAACCTAATTCACATATTATATTTATTTTTGATAAATCATTCGCTTTTTTGATAGTAATAGTATGATATATTTGTGGTATATGTTTAATAGGATGTAATATAGAAATACATGTATTTAATATTAATAATAAATTTGATATATCCATTATATATATTAATTGAATATATAAAAACGCACAAAATTATTATTTGTTATTGTTGATATTTGTTGAAATATCTATATTTTCTGTTAATTCTTTTTTTATTAGATTTCTATTTTCAATTCTTTCTTTTTCCGTAATACCGCCCATTACATTTTGAACTATTTCCATATAATCACTAATTCCTTTATCAGTATCATTCCAATGAGGATTATTATTTTGCCATTCCTTTATTTTATTTATTTGTTTTCTTGCAACACTATCTATACTTTGATCTAATTTATCGCCATTTGAATCTTCTTCCCATTCACCATCTTCTTTTATAAAATATGAATTATCAGCTTTATTTTGTATTGAATGTATTGGTCTTTCTACCGCCTCAAATTCACTTAACTTTTGTGTAAATATATTTGTAATCCCTTTTATATAACCATTTGTTTTTGTATACATTAAATCATCTATACTTGGCTGTATCATATTTATAAAATCATTCATACTTATTGCGTATTTACAATCTTCATTCAAAAACAGATTTACATTTACTTTTTGATTATTATTAATAGTTGTATTGTTAATAATATGATGTTTTTCCAATTCTTTTATTTTTTCGGCTAATTTATTATTTGTTTCTGTTGATTCTTTCAACATTTGCATTAATTTATCATTATCATTATTTTT